CCTTTGTTGATGTAATCCTTTCTTACGAAGCTAGCACCGCCCATGATTGCTTTTGCTGGAGATGTCCAACCTTTATTCTTAGCAAACGTCATTGCGTAGTTAGGATTGTTGTCGTAAGCACCAATGCCGAAGTAGTTGTATGCACCGTATCTACCACTAGCAAAGTTACTTGTTCCGTATCCACTTTCTAAGAAAGCGTGCGCGATCAAATAGATTTCGTTAATGTTATTTTTCTTACAAGCTTCTGCGAATGCTTTACCTTGTCCATCGAGCGTTCCTTTCCCTTTGAGTATCTTGTTAAGTGAACTAACTGAAACGCCTTGATACTTGCCTAAATTAAGCATTTGGTAACATTGCGTGTTACTTTCCCATATACGCTTAACATTCATCGCTGAGCTCGTTTGTGCTCGTGTAGCGTTAGCCCAGCCCCATGTGTGCGATTTCTGAGGGTTACCCCTAGACATTTGTCTATCCAGTGCTTGCTGGAATGTGAACGGACTTGTTTCAGTAACAATGCTTGGTTTTTTATCTGACGGAGTAGGACCTCTTGTGGACGCACTGTCAACCGATGTTTTATCACTAATTCGTATCGTCGTTTTTGTCGTTACTTCTTTAATATTTTCACGAGTTAATACGTCTCGTTTGATGTACGTTTCAAGCATTTTCTTTTTGACTTGCTCATACTTTGCATTATCTGGTATACCTTGCTTAATCAAGTCATAATTAATTAAATCTTTCATACTACGCCAAATATTAGGGTCTACCTTTAACGTCGTTTCAGATAATTCTTTATCTGTTCCTGACAACAACCATACACCGCGTATCAAAGCTTGTATTTGGTTCATTAAGAATTGACGCTTACTATCTGTTTGACCACCGCACACTTCGATAACTAGCCAATTTGGATAACGTGGGTCATCAAAGTTAATCGGTCTCGCTTGCCACGTCGCCTCTCTATCGACATATAAATGTGGTATCTCGTAATCACTAATAAATTTATTTCTTTGCGTATACAGTTCGTCTACAGAACGCATATGCATTGATTCTTTGATGTATAATCCTTGAATGTCTGAGCGTTCATCACCCATTACAACTATATGGTCAATGAAGTGCTCTTCTTTATCTAAAACATTGCTGTAAGCAGTGTATTTAACGGTTTTAACTTCTTTGAATTGTGGTTTCTTAGCTTCGCCAGTAATGGTTGTACCATTAGCAATACTTGCTTTACTTGTATCTGTATTACTAGGTTTGCTGGTATCTTTTGAATAGGCAGGTCTAACGAAACCAGTAATACTTGCATATCCATGTCTGATTAACGCTCCAGGAGAGCCGACATAATCATTAGAATTTTTCCAATTCTGGTCTACACTATAAAAATAACTGTGATTAGATGGTCCAACTACAATTGCCGTGTGCCCATATGACCCTATACCATTACCAGGATGCCAAACGGCAATGTCTCCAGGTTCGGGTACAAAACCAGATGAATAACGGATGAACCTAAAACCGCTAGGATACCTGTGATACGCCATATCTTTAGCGTGACCCCTTGTTATGAACCCCCAATACCTTTTAAAAATATAGTTAGGTAAGTCCCAACATTGCGCACCCATCCAACCATCTATATTAATTCTTTGACCTATCATTGATTTAGCCCAATCAGCAACTTCACTAGCTGTAGGCTTTCGAGTCTTTGGGTTAGGTAATCCCATGTATGCACCTCATTTCAATCAAAATAAAAAGCCAGTGCCGAAGCACTGACTCTTAACTGTTATTTACATTTACCAAACCAGAAGCACGCCCAGAAGCTATATCCTAAAATCCCTTTAAGCATGGTAATCACCTCCTTTAAATACCAAAAACAGTTCTTAGTAAAGCTATGACAATCGTACTGAAGATAGTCCCTATCAAACCTAGAATCCACATTTTTATGTCTCTAATATTCTTGGCATTCTTTTCTTTATTCTTTTCATCTTCTACCTTGTCGCGCTTTAATTCTTCAAAATTTCTATCTAATTTGTCATAAATCTTTTCTTGCGCTCTAAGACTATCTTCTATTCTGTCGAATTTTTCAAACATAGTCTTATCATTTTCTTCTAATCGCGTTAAACGCCAATCTTGTTCATGTCGTTTGGTAAAACCAAACATTACGCCACCTACTTTTTGTTAAATTAAAAAGCCACAAGCATTACACCTGTGACTTTTCATCTTTTGTTTCTGGATATTTTTCTCCAGTGATTAATGCGTATTCTTCTTTGTCGATTACACCCATATCTACATACCACTTAATTTGTTCGTTTTTGTAGCAACCCCACACATAAAAAGTTTTGATATCTTTAAAAGTTGGATAAATCATCTTCATCATTTAAACGTCCCCCTCAGTATTTGTTTTGTTAGTTTTCAGTTCAGTTAACTGCTGTGTTAACATAGCGTTTTGTTGAGTTAACTGCATTGTTAACATGTTCACTTGTGTCATCTGCATTTGCATACTCGCAACCATTCCGCGAAGTTCCTCATCACTCAAATCTGACGTGTTTTGTTGGTTTGATGCATTCGGTACGTCTTCTTTTTCGAAATTGCTATTGTATTTAATTTCGCCGTTAGTGAAAACAAACTTTCTAGGTTCAAATTCTTCTTTGAATTTGATAGGTACATTGTTATCGTCTACATCTAAACTATTGCGTAAACCGCCAGTATTAACGTATCCGATAACTTCGTTTTTATCGTTTACTGTGATTTTCATTATTTCCACCCCATAATTTTAGTTATAGTAACTTTGTTGGCATTTGCTCCAGAACCTGATGTTTTGCCTAAATCAAAGTACACATCGTTGTCTATTCTTAAAGTAGTGCTACTTGTTTTTGATAGTAAGCACTCGTAAATACCGCCACCGTTACCGTCTGAATCGACTACATTTGCTTTACTTAATTGAATAGCGTTTGGCAATGCGGTTAGTCCGAAGCCCTCAATAACACCACCTGGATAAGTTCCGCTTACTAACAAAATGGAGTAGTTTGTATATGGTTCTGTTAAATTGATTGTTGTACCTACACCATTTGCGCCACCGTCGAATAATACTGTCGACTTATGTTCATTAGGAACTGTCCACTGTGGCTCAAGTTGGCCATTTGTGATTGATCGTGTATAAACCTTTTTAGATTTATAAGGTGTGAAGTTAAATAGCTTGTTTGTATCGTCTTTAACGAATACAGATAAATAACCCTCATAACTTTCAACGCCACTTGGTAAATCCGGCACTCTTGTTGCATAGTAATTACCTGCAGTTAGATAGCCCAAATCGCCTTGCGCATTATTCAAGTTAACTTGTATTGATTGGCCATTCGCCTCTGTCATCTTATGTTGTTGCCAGCTCGTTGTTCCGAATTTATCATCTACATACTGCTTAGCTTGATTTAAAGCGTTGTTAGACGTTTCTTCAACAAATTTCTTCGTTAATTCTTCGTCAACTTTTTTATAGAACTGATACCATGTGCCACCGATTTTATATTTTGTGTACTCATCATTTGAATCGTCTGGATACCATGTAGCACGAGCTGTACTGTCATCAACAACATAAACAACTAACAAGCCTGATTTCCCTAACGTATTCGTAGTTGCTGAAACTTCAGAACCATCATCAACGCCATCTTCTTTAGGCGTCTCTAAAGTGCCTATATCTTTAAATGTTGGCGCATCTGTTGCGCTAGTGATATGAATAATCCTAGATGTGTTAATTGCGCTTAAAACGCTATCTATGGACTGCTCAGACGATTCAATTGCTTTACCGTAATCATCTGTAAGTTTAGACTTTTGCCAATTTGTTGTTGAATTACCTTTAACAAGGTCAGCGCCATTGATTTGTTGTTCAACTTCGTTAACACGTTCAAAAATCGCTTGCTCTTTTTCAACTATTTTATCGACTTCAGCTGTAACAGCTTGTGTTGCACTAGTTTGCGTCGCAGTAATAGCTTGTATAGCTTCGTTTTGCTTGATTTCGATTTGTTGAATGCCTTTTGTCGCACTATCATTCACTTTCGCTATTAACGTTTGTGTGTCGGCCATATTTTGTTTTAATTGCTTGAAGTCTTTACCAACGGCTTCAATAGTGTCTTGAATAGATTTGATATAAACAAGCTTTGTTGTACCATCAAACCCACTGACTAAATCATTTTCAATATTGAAACTAAATTGACGTTCAACAACTACGTTATTACTCCCGTGTTGCGTGAAAAATGCCTGAGCATGCACCTTGCCTGAATGTTTTAAAAATTCATTCGGTATCACATACTGCAAACGCCCATTAATTGCGTCTACTATCGTTAATTCGTCTGAAATATAAGCGCCTCTATCTACGTTATAATCATCGGTTTTTAACACGATAGATGTTTTAACATGTTCAGAACTTATAGATAACGGTCTGTTATTCCTAGTTACTGCAAAATTTAAAACACCAGTTCCTCTATCTGATTCATAGAAACTGATGTTTGTGTCAATAATTGGATTATATTGTGATGTTGTTTGTAACTCGATTAAGTTATCATCTTTCGAAAAATTATCTACTACCATTATTCAACCACCTTTCCCTCGAATAAACTCCATTTACCAACGCCACCAGTACCAAAGTTTCTAACTAAAAATTGATGTGCAGACGGGAAGTTATTACGTCTTAATACTTGTGTTGTGTTACCTGGTGTATTCGATTTTACTTCTAATATCCAACCTGCAATACCTTTAAAGTCTTTAGGGAAATCAGTGAACCTCTTCGATTCTTCGGTAGTGATATAGAAGTCTAAGCCAACGATTTTTAAATCAGATAGCTTAGTAATACTTTTCGGAATATGTTCCCAAAAACCTGCACTTTGCGGGTTAAAGTTCCATGAACCGTTGTTTTTCTTGTTGAAAATGTCAATAACACGCTCAAATTTGAGCATATTTCTACCTGTACTATTTCTAGTAAGTACTTGTCTTAAAGCGCCGTTATAGTGACCAGGCAATACATCAAAGAACCAACCTGCATCTCTGAATTCTTTGGGTAATGGAAAGTCTAGCGCATTTTGCGTATCTTGAGAGTATAAGTAATAGTTACCAACTTCAGTAACATCACTTAGATATGCCGGGTTTTGCACTGGTAACGGTTTAACACGTCCGCCTGAATCAGTCATCGATACTTGAGGCGCAATGTTTTTTAAGAATTGGTTTACACCTCTTTGGCCGATAGAATAAATTGAGTGATGTCTGTTGTTACCTGGTCCAATAGTTACCCCGATTAAAAGCGCTTTACGTCCTGTTTCTAGATCGTAATACATGTCGAGACCCTCAGCTTCTTGGAAGTCTCCTTTAAAGTTATTATTCACACCGCCTATATCGATACGACGTTTAAATAACAATTCTTTCGTTTTGATGTCGAAGCCTTGTAAGTAATTAGGATTAGCTGGATTTGAATCGCCAGTGTACCAGTATAAGACACCTGCATCATATGAAATACCTTGCATAGGTTGCGTTAATGAAGAATACTCCATCGGTATATCCATTTGATACAAAATTTTGTCTATACCTTTGTCGATATCGTCAGCACTTCTAACTTCTATGAAATTCAATGAATTCTTAGCTTGTTGTTCAGAAACTTTATATTCACGTCTGAAAATCATTAAGTTTTCTACTGGATTATAAATTGCTGACGTATATCTATCGTTAAATACATTTGGCATGACGTCTTGCATTTCATTGCCGTACGTTATCTCTCCAGCTCTATATTTAAAGCGTACAAACTTGTTGTTGTTGTTACTGTCCAAAACTGCTGAATAAATCCATAACTCATTGCCAATATATCTATAGGCGTTGTGCGTACCATGACCGCCATTTTTAACTAGTAACCTATCAATAAATTGTCCGTTAGGCTTCAATCTAGATAACATGTAATGATTGCCCGGACGCGCTTGTGTCATATAAATGATTTTTGTTCTAGGGTCTATCCAAAATGATTGCATTACTGCGTTAGTATACGGCGATAAGTCAGTGATGAATTCGGGTTCTTGTTCTTTTGGTTCAAATCGATATTCTGTTGCTCGATATTCTTTGTAGTGTTCATCTACAGCCTTCTCAACCTTTTTAGTGAAAGCATCTAGTGTTGAATAATCATGATACAAACGATCTTGCAATGTCTTATGACCATAACCAGTATTATCAACACGTGCGTCTGTCACTTCGTTAATACCGTCACCGTTATGACCTAGAATCATGTTGCTGAAACGGCCATTTAGATACGTTAAATAATCTTCAACACTGTCATTCAAGTATTTAATTTGTTTCGCTGAGTGTGCGTATATTTCTTCTTTTTGATGATAGATAAACATTTTCTCAAGTTTGCTCATGCCTTCATCCAACAAGCGATAGTTATACTCATGTTGAGCAACTATTTTCTGACCTGTCATTGAGTGTAAACTTGTAATTAATCCGTAAGCCATTGGTTGCCTCCTTTAATCATAAAAACTGTAATAATCCTTTATTAGTTCATACATAATCACTTCGTGTCCTTTTTCGTTAGGGTGTAATCCATCTGGCATGCTAGACTTTCTGAAAGCTGGGTTGTATGGCTTGAAGTAATCTGTGTGATAAGCGTCAAATACTGGTACATTTAATTCACTACAAGCTAATACCTGAGCGTTTACATAGTCTTCAAGCGTTAACCCTAACTTGTTTTTATCCGTATCTTTACGGCGTATTTTAGTACCGTCCATAGGGCATTGTCTTGTAGCTGTCATAACCAGTATCTTTGAATCAGGGTTATTCTTTCTAATTACTTCGATTGCAGAACAAAAGGCCCCGTAAAACGTTTTAGTGTCCGTTTTATCAGTGCCTATCGGTACACCTGCCCAATAACCGTGTAACCAGTCGTCGTCAGTGCCTTGTAATATAATTAAATCTCCTCTTACCTCTTCAGCTTGGCGGTATATACTGTTTTCTACTTTGTCTGCACCAATTGGAACTGTTGCCATTGTGGCACCACCTTTAGCAAGGTTAGTCGTTTTAGCTTTTAACTTCTTGCCTAACATTTCAGTGAAGTTCACTTTAGCGTGTGACCCTCTAGCTACAGAATCGCCAATTGTTCCGATTGTTTTTATGTTCTTTATACTTGATTGACTCGTAAAATCATACATAATCGTACCATTGGCGGTTGTTACCGCTTTAGTATTAACTTTATCCACTCTGGCGTTCAATTTTTCTGTTTTCTTTAGAATGTCATTGTTAATAGATAAGCTAGCATTCACTTTCGCATTTAAAGCTTTTAGTTCTTTTGAAGGGTCTGATTTAGTAGACTTCACACTCTTAACATAATTCGCAGCGTCATGAACAGCCTTGTTATAACGATTACGTCTGGTAAAATCTCCTAACACTACATCTTGTTTAGTGATATTGTTATAAGCGTCTCTTTCAGTTGTTATTTCTACTATTCTTACTAAATCGTTATAACCTATAGTAGAATCTACCACCCTAACAACATCACCGATTCTTGGATTAGCTTCAGGGAAATGTTCGCGCAAGGCTACAAAATCTAAAGAAATAGAAGCAGTGACACTTTTCTTTATCACTAACTCCATTGCTTTCTTTAAGCTTTCTTCTTTTTTAATACGCCCATCAACAAGCGGCGGTGCTTCCCTTTTTCCTATCAATTGTGCTAATGGGTGAGTAAATTCAATTTGCAAACCCGCTTCTGTTAAAGTTTGTTGTCCATCAAAATCACCGTATCCTTTAATGAATGTATAACACTTAGACGCATCTTCTTGTATTTTGACGTTATCAGCATTCACACCAGCTTTGATGTAGTAATTCGCTACTTTCGATAATTCATCATACAAATGAAATGTTTTAGTCTTTGCATCGTATTCATATTCGAGATGATAACGCTCAAGTCCTTTTTTGAAGATTTCTAATCGTGTATCCCCTTTGCCTAATCCCTCAAATTTAGATGAATCTACTTTTGGATGCAACACATATTTATAGCTCGTTCCTTTGAAAACAGTGTTAAAGAACTCAACACCCGTAAAACTTTCATTATATTCTTGGTAAATCCTAGAATTGTTAAGGTCATCAAGTTCTTTTTGCCTAGCTTTGATATCAAGCCTTATTTTTTCGCCAATAGTAGACTTATCAAGTATGACAATTACATATTCGTTGAAATCATCTTCACCTTCAACATGAGTGATCGTCCACATTTTAGTTATAGCACCTATTGCGTCAAACGTACTCGCGTTCTCGATAATAGTTAAATCCAAAGAACTATCTTCGTTTAGCTTTTTACTTACTTTTGTACTAACGTTAATCGCATGCCCTACACCCTGTAGACTTTTTAATAAAATTGGCATAGGCTACTCCTTATCTAAAATATAATTTGTGTCTAAAAGTAATTTGTTTCATTACTTTATTAGACTTGAATCGATTCCAGCCTGGATATAAAACCGGTTGTTCTAAAGTTTTATTAAAAGAATCTATATTTAAATAACCTCTATAGGTATGTTTACCGTCGAAGATTATTTTATCTCCGGCTTTTAAATCAACTTCCTTAATAACTGAGATATTTCCTTTATCTGTATAGAAAGTTAATCCATCCTTATCATTAGCTTTAACATCTTCAGCTAACTCTATTTCAACAACATTAAACTGATTAAACTGTGTTAAAGGAACATCACCGTTATAATAAACTTCTCCTGAGTTAGTGTTGTAAAATGTCATTTGACGCCTCTTATCACCTTCGTTTGTAGGCAATCTATCAGGTACCGACCATTTTTCAGGGTCGTTATCACTTTCTAGATCCGTGCTATAACCGATACTTTCAAAAAATGGTAATTCAGTTGTTTCAAACGACAAAGAAAATTCCCCTGATGTTTGCGTTGTATCAAAAGACACTTCGCTTACCAATCCCACTAAAAGCTGTCGTCCATCAACATAATCAAGCTCAAATGCTTGTTTGTCTTTTGGTATATCTAATATATGCTCATACTTAATTGAATTGTCTGGTGTTGCTAATTCTCTTAAATAAAAACGTCCAGCAAACAGTGCTTGGACGTCTGACTTTAAATGTGAAGCATAAGCTATTTTAGGTACTTTATACCTTAGCTTAAGTTCTACTTTTTTAAGTTCTTCTTTAGCATAATTATGAAATCTACCATCAATACCTTCTATATCAGAATAGTTACGATGATATCCTGCGCCTGTAACATTATATTCAACTACTTCTAAATGATCGTAAGTAAAAGGATTGTCACTGACGCGATACTGCGTTCCATTTCTTATTACTTCTATATCATGCGCTATCAACTAACAAACCTCCCTTATAATAAGTTGAAACTTCCGTCTATAGCGTCTATATCATCAATGCGTGATTTAATTAAATCAAGATCACCCTCATTTCTAATCGTTACATTCACAATAGGCCTATTATTTTCTTTTAAGCTATGTTGAACATCGCCTGACATGTGTCTATCAAAAGTGGTGCTTATCGGGTCTCCTATACTATCTGTTAATGTAGATGATAGTTCTTTGTTAAAGGCACTACCGAAATCTGTAGCAATAACTTTAGCTTGCGATACTGCTAAGCCTTTGCCTAAACCACTACCTCCACCATGACCGCTTACGAATGAAGTTACAGAATCCCAAGCTGATGAAATCGCATCACCTACTGCACTAACAACTTTGTGCGCAGCGTTAGCTACACCCTCAGCTACTTTGCCGATTAATTCCGCACCCGCGTTCAAGAAATCACCGAAGAAATCTTTGATTCTATTAAGTGCATTTCTCATGCCGTCGCCTACATTTGAGACAACTCTTTTAAATCCATCAGCTACTTTACTTGCGAAACTTGTAACTGTATTCCAAATGTTAGAAACCCATTCAGAACCTTTTGTGATAATAAAGTTTAGCGCTTGTCCCATTTTTTCAGCTATGCTCGAAGCAACTCGACTAAACCAGCTTGTAACACTATTCCAAATATTACTAACAAAATTAGTGATCGTACTCCATATTTGTGACCAACTTGTGCCAAACATCGATAATGTTCTATCCATGACACCAGTTAAGAAGCCAATAATTGAATCCCAAACTGATTGCATGTATTGCCAAATGGTATCAAGTACATTGGAAATCGTAGTTTTAATTGTCTCCCAAGCACCCGAGAAGTCGCCAGTAAGCAACTGTATTAAAGTAGTAAACAAGCCTACTATGATTTGGACTGCTACTGATATCACTGTTCCTATGGCTTGGAACGCAATTGTAATTAACGTCCATAAACCTTGTATGATATTCATAACGTTTGTGATGATACCTATGACTAAAACACCTAATACTTGCATGAATATTTGCCCTAGCATTTGTAATATAGGCATGATTGGTTGCAACGTTGATTGAATTTTGCCCCATAATTGACTTAACCAATCAACGACACCTTGAATCGCACCAGAAACTGCTGTTTTGATACCGTTCCAAGCTTCGGTTATTGTTTTTCTGAAATTCTCGTTTGTTTTCCATAAATAAACAAGAATACCAATGAATGCGCCAATTACGGCAATCACTGCTAATACTGGCCAAGAAATACTTGTGAAAGCACCAGTCAATAAACCGAATGCTTTACTTACCAACCCAGTTATTCTAGTTAAATCCAGTATTTTTTTGACAACATTCAATAAAGTCATACCAAACACATTACTTAATACACTGCTAACAGCTGCAATCGGAGCCATTAAAGCCCAAAATACGCCACCTAAAATACCCATAACACCAATGATTTGAGCGACTGCTGGATGAGTTTCAAACAATTTAGCGATGAAACCAGCTAAATTTGTAATGAAATCCAATAATTTACTAGCTATAGGAGCCATTGCAGTACCAAATGCCACTAACGCTTTCACGATGTTACCGATTAACTGCATAATAGTTGGCCCATTCTCTTGAACATAACTTATAAAGTCTTTAAACCCTTGTGATTGACCTACTTGTTCTGACCACGCTCTGAACTGAGAGGTTAACTTAACCAACCAATCAAATATATTTGAACTGTTTTGCCCAAAAGCAATCATTAAATTGCCAATACCAGAAAATACATTGCCAAATATTTGCCCTAATTTAGGTAAGTTTGTCTTTGTGTACTCAATAAATGCTTGTATCGCATTTTGTCCAGCTACACTATTAGCCCAGTTTTGGAATTTTTGCCCTAAACTATCTAAACCATTAGCTACCCATAAGAATAATGGTGCTAATTGAGTAAATACATTCACTAATCCATCTCCAAAACGTCCTGCCGCGCTTAATAAAGCGTCAAACGTCTTAACACCAGTAGTATTCATCATGTTAAAAAACTTTTGCGCTGTTTGGCTATTTTGAGCCCATTTCAACACTTTCTGAGAAGCTTGTTCCATAGATTGGGCTACACCGGAGATAAAAGGTTTCAGCGCGATTAATGCTGTTTTAATAGTGTTTAAACCATTAGCTAATGTATTGAATATTTGAGCTTGGTTCTGTTTAATAATATCTTGCCAAGTCGATTTAACGCCATTTAAAGCTGATTGGTAAGCTTGTGTTTCTTTAGTTACTTGTAACGTTCCATCTTTGAGCATTTTAATAGCACTAATTGCCATAGCACCAAATGCTACTGCACCTGCACCAGCAATACTGAATGCACCAGCTAATCCTAGAACGCCACCACCTAATACACCAACCGCATTAAGTACCGCCATTATCGCAGGTACTAAGCCAGCAATTACTGGTATCAATGCTTGTATACTAGCAATCATTAAACCTTTAACTTGTTGTGCAAAAATCGTACCAAATGTACGAATTTTAGTAGCTAGCGCGTCCATTTTTTTACCGTAATCTTCCAATGCGTTATTAAGTTTGCCCCAAATACTACTTGTTCCATTAACTTCCTTTCTCATAATCTGACCAATTCTTCCAAAAGAACGTTTAACTGCTCCTTCAACTTCGTTGAATTCTTTTGTGAATTTATTACCTAACTTCCATCTACTAGAATCAACATCAAAACTGTGCTTATTAAGATCTATCAAATCCTCTTTGAATCCTTTAACCGCCATTTTTGCGGCGCTAGCATCTAAGTCTAGCTTCACAACGTGTTTTCTCCAAGCTTCAACAGTAGCTTTAGTAGTCTTGTATTTAGCCATTAACTCAGCGTCACTTAACTTTAAATCTACTTTGTGTTGCTTGAATCGTTCTGCTTGTGCTTTTGCGCGTTCTAAATTTGCTTTATACTCTTCTGTTTTCATGAATAATTTAACATCATGCCCTCGCCACTTTTGCGCCATAGCTTTAGCACGTTGCATAGCTCTTTGGAATTTTGATATATCCGCCTTTACGTCTGTTTCAATATTATTGGGAACAGATGTTTTCGCTAATCGTTGAGCTTTTCTTACGTTGTTTTGGAAGTCTCTTATATTAGCCATAATCTTTGCCATAAAATTACTTTCCAATCGTTAACCTCCTTTCTGTTCTAAGAACTTTCTTGTACCTTCTTTGAATAACTCACGTCTACTTTTTTCATCTTCTAATCTGGCTTGTTGCACACGTGCATAGCTACCAGGTTCTCTTATTTCGTAACGCTGTTTCTCAATGTCACGAGCCATTCCAGTTAATTTATTAGCACCTTTGTTAGAAGCTTGCACTAATCCATTAGCTTGCGCTTGTTCGATAACTAGCTGTCTTTGGTCTAAATATCTATCCTGACCACCAATGAGCCAATCACGCCATTCAGTAGGCGTTAAAGCTAACAGTTCATGCTCAGGAATGTAACCTAAGTATCTAGCTGTTAATTGTCTTACTTTTGAGTAATCGTGTAAGGTTCTGCGCCCATGATTTCCTTGTAATTCTCTTTCATCATTTCTACGCCCATTTTTGTCATCTCTTTGTCGTCGCTCTTCGACATGCTCACTGCTTTGTGCAACGTCATCCAGTACGAGCGACTCTCTCTCTTGAAAAAACCACTGTTGTTAAGTTTGTCTAAAGCACCTTGTAATAGTGGTAAAGTGTCTTCGCTCTCAGTAATGAAATCATCAATCGCTTTTTCTAACTGTTCGCGAGTTGGCGGGTTTTTTAGGTAAGCTGTTGCACATTCCCAAAACTGCAAAATCGCTTTATTACGAGATTCTAATAAGCCATTGAAAATAACATTAAATCCTGGTGTCGTTCCTTTTCTACCGTTTTCATCAGTGGTTTCTTGTGAGAACTTTTCTGCTTTTTGGTCAAATGCAAAAGATACTTTCGCTTCTACTTCGTAATCTTTTTCTCCGTCGTTAATTTTTAATGTTGTAATTGGATTAAATTCAGTCAAAATGTATACCTCTTTTCAAATTTTGTATAAAAAAATAGGGAGCGTATGCCCCCTTGATCTATTCGTTTACAGAGAATGGTCTTCCGTGTGTGAATCAGATACAACACTAGCTTTCTTTTGATTCTCGAATGTTCCGACTTTTTCGCCGAATTTTTCGTATTCAACTGTAGGCGCACCTGCAGCTTCAAACCACTCTTTCGGCAAGTTATCTTCAGCACCTTCTGCTGTATTCCATTTAATTTTTAATGTTAATTCAATTTTGTTGTCTTCATCATCAAACGACATTTCAAATGATTCAGGAACAGCATAACCAAACACACCATGATATTTACCATCAGCACGTTTATTACGCTCATAAAGCCATAAGCGTACTTGTCCGCCTGTTTGTACTGCATGCTTCATTGCTGCAATACCTTTGTCTCCTGGCACGTTGCCAATTGTCAATTTAACTTCTTCTGACATTGCGTTAGAAGAATAGTCCGTTTTACCGCCTCGTACTATTTCAGCTAAATCATTTTCAATTGTATGTCCGCCCTCTTGTAAGTCAGCTAATAATAAAGATTCTACTGGATCTAAATCTGTTTCAGCTGGACGTACAACCGCTAAATAGTTTTTTTGCGCCATTTAATACACTCCTTCGTTTTTCTTTTTATGTCTGTACTTAAATAAAAGCCGTATCGTGCCATGCTTAGTAAACCTATCTATATCAGGAAATACTGCTTGACTATCGATACGACTAAATTGAAATTCATAATTATCTATTTCTATAGGCCTGTTAAGCACGTAGCCTATCGCGCTTAAAATGAGCTTAGCCTCGTATTGTGTAGCGAACTGTGAATACACATGTATGACAATACCGACTGTTTCTCTCATTGTTGCGCTAGATTCGTTGTTAGTGACGTTTGATTCACCCACAACAATATATGGGTAAACAGCGTCATCTTGAACAACGTCAAAGACCCTATCATCAACTAGTTTGTTAATGTTAGGGTCTGAGATTAATCTTTTATATATTTGATTTGTAAGTTCAGGCTCAACTGATACCCACATATTTAACCACCTCTATGAAAAATACTGCTCGAATGTCTTGCGTCCTGCGTCAATTGCAGGGTTCCAAAACGGCTGTGGCGCTTGTCCTTTCGTAGTATGCCATTTACCGTTAGCATCTTTATAACTCCACGGAATCTTTTTAGCACGACTACCTTTTAAACTATAAATTCCTGTGCCGTACTCAATGTATAAACTGTAATTCGCACCTACATTGATAACTCCAGTTAAACCACCATTTTCAAACCGAAAATCTATACTTTCTTTCAAGAAACCTGAGTCAACAGGAGCTAATGCTACAGCAGTGTTATATATCTTCATCGTTGTTTTAGCGATACCTTTTTTAACCCACTCTTCTATTTTCTTATCGAACTTATCCAATTCAACAACCATGCTATCAGCACCATACTTAACCTTTGCCATATGGCACCTGCTTAAGTCGTAGTAACTTAATTTCATGTTGCCCGCCCTGATCTACAGAATCGCCTATAATACTAAAGATTCTATCCTCATACTCAAATAAATTATTTTTAGATATTGGTAAATCATAAGGTACGTATAGGTTTCTGTCGTATTCAAGGGACATTTGATGAAATTTTAATTGTTCAGATGTAGTAGGCGTATCCATAAATCCTTTAATTGTTTTATCGCTAACAAAGCGCTCTTGTATAATTGGATACTCTCCTACTTTTTTAATACTTCCAATAGAAATGGTATGTGGGAATTCGTCGTACGGGTTAAACACAAACAACACCTCTATCTTATTGGTTTAAACGGATGAAACTTTGCTCGTTTATACCTGTTTAATACTCCACTAATGTAATCAGGGACACCATCGTTATAAGTGTACGATACTGTCCCCATGCTTCTAGATTTTAAGTTTCTTTTAACCTCAGGACGTTGATAATATTCTAGAACGTCTGCGACATACTTTTTGATTGAGTAAGGATAAATAACTTGACCATCTTTCACGAAATCATTGTTTGTTATATCCCTAACATCTTCTAGTATTCCGTCAACTTCCATCTTAAATATTTCTTCTTCATCACTTTTAACTTCCACTCCATTTTTCTTGAGTAAAAGTTTAACGTCTTCATAAAGAGTCATTTTTATCACTCACTCTTATCCGACGTAGTACGGCGTGATTTAATCTCTTTGTAACCAACAAGACTGTAATAAGAGTCAAACGCCTTCTTTGTAACAGTAATGGTCACATCGTCTTTTTTTACCTTAATCTCTTCTGCAGGATTAGCCATCATATCTCCTCCTATTCAGTTGGTTTAAGCGTTGCGAACGCTTCTGGTTTAACGTTCATGTATGCAATATGCATCGTCGCACGTAAAGCGAACATATCACGTTCGAATAATGATACTGGTTGATCAGATGCATCAGATGCTTGTAATGTTGTTAAAGTTGCATCCTCCGAAATTGCATATTCGATACCTTGCAAGATACCATAACGTGCGTAATCCCAATCACCCATTAAAGCTAATGACTGTTTCTTATCAAACACATCAGCACCAGTGTAAGATAAAGGTAGTCCCATAATTTCGTTACCATTTGCATCAAACAATGGATGTTTATTACCATCTAAAGCGTTTCGCATTTTACTACGGAATGAACGCGTAGTTAATACTCCGTTTGGATCTAATTCTTCATCTTCAATAGTAGCCATTAACGCTGAAAGGTCTACGTATAAATCTTTAGAATCATTAATCACATTACCTTTCTCTTCTGCACCTGTAACAAGTGGTTTACCACTAGTTGAAGTGTTATAAGGTGATTTAGTACCAAAGATAACAGCTTGGTCAAACGCTTTGTAAAACGCCTCTGCAATTAAAGGTTTAACCTCATTAAAGAAATCTTTTGCAGTCCATTTAAGAAACTCTTTTGATAACGGGATAATTACACCAATTTTCTTAGCTTCCATTTCTGCTTGTGCATATTCAGGTTTAGAAGTTTGAATACGTTCAGTTTCTGACACCCAGTAGGCACCTACACCTTTAGCTAAATAAGTAAATTTTTTCTTTTGAGCTGTCATCGGCTCATTTTTAGCTAATTTCATAATTGCTGAATTAGCCATAATATCTTTCATGATTAAAGTACCTTGTTCTGCTGGAATAACGCCGTTTTTAAAATCCGATAAAATAACATTTCCTGGCGTGTATGTTGGAGTTGCCATATTTTATTACCTCACTTTATTTTCTAATATTGATTTCTTTCGCCATTTCTTCGATGGACTTTACATTTGAAGGGTCAAAACCTTGATTTTGTGATTCTTTAACATCTCTTCCACTCGATTTAAATTTAGACTCAACACCTTCTTGAACATACTTGTCAAAAGTTTCTTTTAAAACTTTCAAATTTTGTTCAGTATCTTCATCAGAGTCTCCTAAAAATCTATCAACTAAGGATGTTGGTAGATTAAGTTCCTGCGCTTTACCTAGCGCGTTACTTCTTAACTTCTCACGTTTTGTTTCTGCGTCGCGTTTTTCTAACTCTTTTTCAAGAGCACTAATGCGTTTTTGTTCTTCTGATTGCTCAGGATTACGCTTCTGTACTTCTTGTTCAATTAGATTCTCAAGGTTTTTCTCTTTCCACGACTCTAATCCTTTCGAATGATAACGATCTAATTCAGGTTGAATGAATCGTTTACCTTCTTCTGTATCTAAAAAGCCTTTAACGTCATCAACAGACACCGTCTTAAGTCCGTTTAGATAGTCTTTTACTTCTTTATCGTCTTTATGTTCTTCAAAAAAAGACTTAACTTCCTCGATATTCATATATCAAAACTCCTTTTTGCCCTTCGCGTACCGCAACAGTCCGAAAAGTGCATAATAAAAAGCAGTTTAACGACATACTAAGGTCGAGTAGTGAGGTACTAGCTTATTTAAAAGTGATTACCATTTTCTTAACGTTGTTTTTGTATACTTTGAATTTGTTGAAGTCTACATCTCCCTCTACTTCTATGAAGCAAGTGTCAGGACTATACGAAGCTATAACGTCATAATCCGAACCGAATTCCGATTTCTTTTCCTTCGGTAAAGCATCGTATTTTTCAGCTTTAATAAGTAACTCATTATAATCCACTAAATCAATATTCACTGTATTGCGTTCCATTATTTAATCACCTTTTCGCTTATATTCCTCCCACTCACGATAAGTCATGAACGGGATAACTTCATTTTCACCGTCGTCATTACGCGCTCTCATTACAGTTGGCAATTCGTCTTCATCAATGTAATAAAGTAATTTGCAACGACAATTAATATTCTCTTTAGCACTGTTTACACCGATAAATAGCTTGGGTGCCTGTCCAACACATCCGCTTGATTTAAAATTCTGATCTATTTCCACTGATTCACCATCTAAATGACGGTGAGTATCGCGCGTTCGTGTATCTTTAGTAGCGTGCCAACGTTTCTTCATTTTCAAACCGTTATCTTTAGCAACCATTGCACTATCAAGTCCAGCTTGTGACATTGCTCTACCTGCTTCTGTACGAGCTACACGCAATGATTGAGCTTTAGACATGCCGATGTCATCACGTATCACTTTTGCTATCTTAGCGTAGCCTTCTCCACTCATAATGCCTTGTGTGATGTGTAAGCGTATCTTTTTCAATACTTCATCACGATGTTTCTGTAGTGTTGGCATTAAACGAATGAACTCAATAGGTTGTTCAATAGCTGATTTGATTACCTCTTTACTAGGAACATCAAACTGCATAGATGTTTGACTTGCCATTTCATATAAATAAAGGCTCATTAGGAACTTTTCGATATAAGCGTCTTCCTGCGACTTCTGAATCATCTTAGCTACTTGCCTATAGTCATCAGTCAACATTGTACCTATACGAGTTAACTCCTTATTGAGCCTGTTGTATTTATTGAATTCAGTCCATGTAACATACACATCATCACTTTGATACTTTTCAAACATATCTGCGATGATTTGTTTTATCTCTTTAAGTCGATTGGCAAATAGTTGTTCTATTGGCTTCTCAGCTTTAGAGATTAAACCATCGATATATGCATCAATATCATTCTGATTTGTTATTTTGGGATTTGTCATTTGTGTCACCTTCATCTATGTCAGGTAATTTGTCGTTAAATTCAAGACTTTCTTTTTCCATTTCGTCTAATTCGTAATCAACATCATCAACTAGTTGTGATTGTCCCAACCTTGTTCGTTCCGAAACTTGTCCTTTCAGGTTAATTAGCACTTGTGATTCTTCTAACTTATTAACTGGAATGTTACGAGTAAACTTAAATATCAGATTTAAATAACTATCATCATTCAAGTTGTACCCTTTACGCTTTAATGCAGATAAAATAACTTTGAATTGATACCTCAACATAGCGGTCATTTTACGCTCAAACGTCATACACTTGTTCTCTAAAGCCATAAGCTTAAGCTTCATTCCAATGATAGGTACATTACCGTTAAACTCATCAGAATTAAAGTTTACTGACTTTGCAAAACGCATGATATTCTTTTCGATTCGATCTAAATGATTCTCAATCATTGTGTCATTCACATCTTTAGTTAGGTATTTAACGTCCATATCTTTATCGAACAACTCGAATGCGCCACTCTTTTGTGTTTCTTGAATCATTTCTTCACTCATACCCATACCGCGTAACACAAGATATGCTAAACGCGTCTGACTAATCTCACTTGATGCATCGCTCATTGTTAAATCATATGCGTCAATTAAGTGAATAACCTTTTCAGCATCTCCTATCATCTCTTTGTTGTTAGGTACACCAAACAATGGATTGTAATCAAATAAATGTTCATATCGTCCAACTTCTTGCAAAGCGTCAATACCTTCTCCTCGAAATACATAATAATAAGTATCATCGTAAAACTCTGCGTACACATAATCAGTGCCATTATCATCATCTTTTTCATAAAAGTAGCGCAACGAGTATGTAGGTTCTAAAATATTGTCGCCAACAAAAATAACATTATAGGGATCTATATTCTTAATCCTAATATCACCATTCATATCAATATATGCTAACCTAGCACCATATCCGCAAATTGCTGCCATTTTACCTATTTCAGAATCCTCATCGTCAACACTATTTCTAATAGCAAAGTTGGTTAGAAACTTTTTCAACTTTTCGTTTTTTTCTGCGTTTTCATCTAAATCATAAGTAACAGGAACGCCATGTAAATAACCAACACGTGTATCAACAATTTCGCTGTCAAAAGAGTTGTTAAGTTTGTTATTAACAGACACGTCTAATCGCCTTACATTTCCACCAGTTTCAAAATCTTCTTTTTCTTCAATTGGTCGACGTTTGAATATTGGTACATAGTCAATGTGTGTCTTGTATCTATTATAGAGATTAACCATTCTTTCTCTATCGTCTTTATGCGACTCTATTAGAGATTCAATATGCTTAGGCAGTATTCCTTGTGCTTCAATATCATCTATTAACTTATACAATGTTATTTTCCCCTCCTTAATCGTTCAGGTTTAGTATGTGTGTATATGGCATATCTTAACGAGTCCAACACGTCATCAAATTCTTTTATAGGCTCTCCGTTTGTAGGGTGCCAAACGTATTTAAATACCTCTTGCTTAAACCTATCCATATTATCATAAAGAACAAGTAACTTGTTTTGTTTGAACAACTTAGCAACTTCCTCTACACCCGATAGTTTACTTTTATCAGCGTTAATTGCACGTAATCTATGTCTTCTAAATTCAGTGATGTATTCAGGTCGTGCAGTATCGCAGTAAAAATTAATATTGCCATATCTACTTACAATATCTTTTGCAATAACCACCCAATCATCAATAAACTTAAATTGGTGTGCGTGCTCCTCAATAAAATAAAAGTTACCATCTATACCTCGTCCTATTAACACAATAGATCCGTAATGCTCGTAACCCCAGTCGACACCAGCAAAGTATTCTTTGATAGGTATGTCGTCCAATTCATCTGCTTTAATCGTATTCTCATTCAAATCAAAGTCGGCATATACTACACCGTCGCCAGACACCCACATACCATTGATATTACGTTCGTAGAACATACCTGATGGCGTTGAAGCCTTAATAGACTCTTTATATCTATCGTTAAGAAAGTTATTGTCATCGAGCTTAAATTGGTAACTCAGTATACCTGCTTTAGTATCTGTATTTTCAATATAATCTTTCAACAACCAATGCTCAGGATGGTCAGGGTTGGTATCTACCAATATTCTTGCACCAGTTCCACTACAACGTGACTTAATCTCGTCAAACACCTCTTCATGCGCTAACGACGCTTCATTGATATATGCACCAAACGATGTCATACCACGTATAGCTCCTATACCACTTATTTTACTGTGACCTGTCTGAACCACTTGAACGCCAAATAACATGAATGAATTGTATTTATCAAAATTAAACTCAATGCCGTATTTGTTAGTTAACTCTATTAGTACGTTTTTTTGGATTGTACCTAATGTTGCACCAGCAAGTATATATTGAGGTGTTTCAATTCCTTCTTCGTCTGCTATCTTTCGCACACGCATTAACTCGCGTAAAAATAAGTCATTATTTAATATTGTTTTACCTGTACGCTTAGCTCCGTGATTAATTAACATAAACCAATCTTGTTTTTGCGTTTGCTTCAATATTTCAATTTGTTTGTCCGTATATAAAGATTTAAGTTTATTCATTGACGATCACTTCCGTTATTGCGTCGTGAAGTTGTTTGATTTTATCTTCTGTTCCACTGTCACCTTTATCTATTTGTTCAATCTTCTTCTCAAGCATCTTAATTTCAGTTTCTATTTTCTTGTTAGCTAAAACTTCGTTACCTAACGTCATTCTATTCATACCATCTAAACTAGCGAGGAATGCATCAGCTGTCGCTTTCTTCACTCCCTCTATTTCAATGTCATTCTTAGCTACATTCTTTAGCCACTCATATTCTTCAAAAGCCTTTTGGCGTGTCCATTTTGATTGTTCAGCTGCTTCTTGACGCAATTCTTCGTACCTATCTAAAACCGCACTATTCTTACTCAACTCAAAAGCTCGGCTATCTATATAATTATCACTTTTGCCTTTAGTCGAATACCCTGCGTCAATATATGCTTTCCGTTGGCTCTTGCCTCTATGAGTCCTAGCACAAATTTTTCTTGCTTCGGTGTTAATTTAATCAATTGTTTTCACTGTATCACACGCCTTTACGTTAATTACTCTAGTTATTTTAAATATAAAAAATGCCCCTACATCTTGTGCAGGAGCTACGTTCAATAAATGCGAAAGGAGGAAAATAGTTATGACTCAAAATGCAAGAATTAAACTACCCACCATATAGGCAGGTAGTAAGTGATTAATAGCGTAACATATCATCTTTTATATGTTTGTCACTTCTCAATCACATCGATGAGAACATC